CAGGTAACTGGCATCGTTCAGGATGATGGAGAGTAGCGTTGGGTTTAGCTGGTATTCGTATCTGGCGTTTACTGCGAGGAGGAAGGTATTTTGTCGAGTGCTGATTTGTACGCTTTGCCAATCTTATTCATCCGCCTGGAGAAGTCTTTCATTGCCCGGCGCTCCAGCGCATCGGCTCCGGTCGGATCCTGATAGTCACGCGGTAGAATCGGTGGCTTCGTCTTCTTCGTCGCCATCCTCTTCTCCTAACGGCTCTTCGTCGTCATTTTCATAGCCGGCTGCCGTGCGAATCTCTGCACGACTGAATGCCGGATTCTCGCCGCTGCCCTGCATGGTCTGGTTAATCTCGCCCATGGTTTTAGCGTTGGTCAGCTTTTCTGCGCCGGTCTGTTCGTTCAGGTCGTCCCAGATAACAGCCTTCTGACTTACAGGGTCGACAATCTGGAGATCGATAAGCTTGTCGCAGAAGTCCTCTATCTCGAAAGCAAGGTCGACGCGACGAGACTGACAGCGAGTATTGAAGTATTTCTGGTCTTCAGTGCTGGAGCGCTCGGCCTGCTGATTCCCCACCAGGATGCGCGTCGGGATATCAACCCCGGCGGCGGCGGTCTGCAGGTTTACGTCGTACGTCGGAGAGGGATCGGAAACCGGAGAAACCAACGATGTAACGCTGGCACCCTGGGTTATCAGCAACGTGTCGTTGCCGCGGTTAAGCTCCCTGGCCGCATCGTTATAGCGCTCCTGCAACTCGTCAACCGAAACGCCATACATCGAAGCCAGGTCACCAAAGTTAACCTCCTTGTCGAAGTTGATGTTCTGCTGGCGCGCGGCGTTCTTCAGGAAGGATTCACCCGATCCGCCCTCCACCTTCTCCAGGCTAACGAAGGCGTTATAGGCTGGCTCAAGAAATCCGATCGCATCATCTGAGTAATCGCCCAGGATAAACACGCGATCAGGATGGATGTTAACCCGGCGATTTGAGCCATTAGGCAGGCGCTCTGTGTACTGCCACATCTTCGGCTGGCCATACGTCTTAGAGTTCAGGCCCGTATCCCACTCACCGACTGTAAGGGAGCCTGCCCAGGCCACAGTGACCTTTTGCAGACCTCGGCCTTTGGTGGCTGGAAGATTCCAGTCTTTGTCATCACGGATGTGCAGAAGAATGCCAGCATAGCGACCAACAAGCCGTCGGCGATCTGCTTCAGCAAACGAACGCCAGAGACGATTGGTGAACACCTGCTTAGCCTTAGACTCCCAGGTGGTTTCATCTTCGCTTTCGTCGCCGTCGTCACCCTCAATGATTTCCGGGTTAGTCTGCCAGCATTTGCCGACCAGTTTCTCTACCGCACCGTGGGCGATGCCACCGCGACGGTACAGCGAGTAGAGGTTGTCGTAGGTAATCTGCTCAGGGAAGCCATACTCGCACCATGCTGAATGGCGCTTATTGTCCAGCCCCATTGTTGGCGTCATCATGCCCATGCGGGCACGCGCCATCCGCGCATCGTTCAACGCATGGTTGACGGCGAGAGTTAATTTGTCATTCATGGATTGTCCGGTGGTGGAATTTAGGCAATAAAAAACCCGGCATAGCCGGGCTTGATTTTAGACTCTATTTAAAGCGGTTATTTGCACATATTCTGTTTGGAGATTGTTGTGAAGCACTTCCGTTAGGTCATCCAATACTTGGCCTGGAGACATTTCAGTAGGATACCCTTTCACTGCTGATCCGAACTTGTTAACGTTTAAACCGCCGGCTTCACTTGATGTGTACTCACACCATGAAACAAACCACTCCTGAATCATTTTTGTTCCTAGAATAAAAAATATGGGCGCATATATTGGCATGCGAACCACGCTTTAATCCATATGGTCTTTGGTAGTTTATCTATGCTGCAACCTTTTAGGAATCATCATCCCGGCCACTTGGCCTTTGCGCTTAATGTGACCGTCGAGGCTGTAGCGTATGCCGTCCCAGCAGTGCTCAAAGCCGTCAGCCAGTTTCGGCAATACCTCGCCGGTGATGCGGTCCGTCTTGTACGACCACATGCGAGCCTCTCGCGCTACGTTCTTGCAGCGTGGATGGATAATGATTTCGTCGAAGCCTCGAAGGTGGGCGATACCATCCTCAACGCTTCCCTGCCATTTCTCGGCAGCTGAGATATTGAAGCCCTGCCGCTTGAGATAGCTGATAGTCTCAGGTCGTGCTGAATCGGCTTTAATGGGCCATTCGCGCGAGCCGGGGATTGTGTCGTACAGCGCAGGCATGTGGTCAAGCTCGGTCTGCTGGCCGTATGCCTCATACTCGATGTACAGACGGTTGTGCAGGATGAACGAGCGTACCAGCGTGTTAGGGTCTTTGGCGAAACCGAAGTCTGCACCGAAGAATAAACGCTCGGCTTCTTTCCAGAGGTTTTCGGAGAACTCAGCAATCCGGTATTTACCGGCCAGCACCTGCTTATCGGAGTTTTCGAGATATGCCCCTTCCCACACCCATGCGTATGTCGCCGGGTCAAGACGGCGCTGATCGTTCTGTCGCTCACCTTCCAGCACGTCAGGGAACCACGGATTATCCGTATAGTTCATCTCAACGGTTATGCAGTCGTCGCCAGCTTCTTTGCGGAAACGCTTGTCCGTGGCGCTACCGTCGCGCTCCGGGTTCCACGTTACCCAAATCTCTGAGCCTTCTTCACGAACTGTCGGGCTCAGCTTCTGCCAGGCTATTTCGCTGACTGACTCAGCCTCATCAACCCAGCAGAGCAGGATGCGCGCTTTCGACTTGATGCTGTCGAGGTTATGTCGCAGGCCGCAGAACACGTAGTTAACGCTCTTGTCGATGGTGCGGATGTACTTCTCGCCAATATCGAAGTTAGAAGCCAGCCAGGGAACAGACAGGATCGCCTGTTTCACTTCCTGCATGCTCGACTCTTCCAGAGAGTTCATGAATTCACGCGCGCAGAGCACCACCCCGCTTTCACCGTTCATCATCGACTGATACGCCTTCACTGCGGTCATCAGTGCGAATGTGCGCGTCTTGGCGCTACCGCGTCCACCGTGCGAGCACCGGTAACGCTTATTCACGGCCGTGAATAATGGCGCGAGCTTAGCGGGGATAGGCAGTTGAACGGCGTTACTCATGCTTTCGGCTCAACGGGTAGTAGCTGGATGATTGTCGGCTGCGGAGTCATGGTTCCGTCAGATGATTTGTGGTCGATTTCCTGGCTGACTTTGTCACCGTACTTCTTCGGGTTCATGCGGGCCAGAGCCCACTTGCGAGTGTCTATTCGCAGGCGGGCCTTTGCCACTGCAGCAGCCTCTTCAGTAACGCTGTCAGCAATGTCGAACATACCCTCGAAAATAGCGTCAGCGCGTGTCTCAGTGGCTTTCGCGTATTGGTCGCGAAACTCCTCATGCTGAGCCAGCCAACGGAAGACGGTGGCCTTATTGGGCATTCCCGGGCGCTCACAAACTTTGCGCAAACTTTCCCCTTCGGCAAGCAGTGAACAGATGTCAGCAGCCACCTCTGGTAGATAATCAGAAGGGCGGCCAGTTTTAGCTTTGGTCGCCTTGCTCATTCGTTACTCCGTTATCTCTTTACAGACTGTACCTTCACCTGCTGGCTAATGCCATGCTTCACGATGAACGCAGACACCTTTTCGTAATCAGGCTCTCGGCCCATCATCAGGCAGAACAGGGTCAGCGTTTTGATGTAGACCTGCAACCACCACTTGGCTTTGAGCTCGACTGACAGCTTGCAAATTGCCATTGGCTACTCCGTCATTATCCGTTGCAGGGGTTATTTTTGATTTATCCGCTCAGGGGGATATTCATTATCAAGCGCCCGGGATAGGACGCTTTGGAGTGGCTAATTCGCTTTTGCTTTTGCTTCCGCTCGTTTACGGCGGCGCTCTTCTTTCTTCTCGGCGTTCGCCATGTCCATGAATGCCTGCATGATCGAGTTCCGCATCATGTAGCTGACAAAGTGATGATTGACGCAACCATTGAGGCGAAGTTGCTCGCCAAACTGATCCACCGAGGCCAGCGCTTCCATCATGCCCTTCTCGCCTTTCATGAACTCTGAGAAGTCGCGCCCCGCTCTGGAGGCGCATTCGATGACGCGATTACTCATCCCGGCAGTCCTGGGATCGTAATCTGCAGCTGGTTAGCCAGGGTGTTAATCTCAGCGACCAATACAGGCTTCGTATAGCGCCATGCTGCGAGTCCTTGTCCGCAGAAGCTCGCCATGTCCTTTTTCTGGTCAAACTCATGGCACTTCATGTTGAGCTGCGCACTTAAGCTGTTGCGATGCTGAAGCTCTCCGGTGAAGTAGTCATCGAGGACCTTATATGCCGCGTACTTGAACCCGGGGTTTAACCAGGCCGCATAATCGTAAGCAACAAACTTCCCGCCATAGGTTCCGCCGAGTACGCCGCGGGCAGTGAAAACCACAGATTCGTGGTTTTTCTCCAGCTCGGCCAGGAACTCTTTGGTTTGCTTGTTTCGCAGATAGTGGTACGGCGATTCAGCATCACTTTTGCCACTGGCTTTCCACATATCGGTGAGGCAGATCATGCCGTCTTCCCCGACACGGATTGGTTGATTGAAGAGGGTTAATGATTTCATTTCGCTGATACCTTTTGGTGGTTGAGCCTGTTCTCGTAGATACGGGCAGCCCAAGAGCGGTCAGCGTTACCACTGCCCTATCTCAAGCTCTACCCCGAAAGGCTCTTGGTTGATATGCGCACGAGAATGCGCGGGTTTACTGCGGGTATAAAAAAGCCCCGCTAATGCGAGGCTCCGTTATTTCTCTATGCTTAAAGTTCAGAGGAGAGACTGTGTCAGAGCCTCAGGGATGAGGTTCTATTTCCTGCGCTAATTGAGCTTGTGAGCGTTTTTAATCTCCATCACAACCTCGCGCTGCATCTTCCTGATTTCATCGCGGTGACGGCGTTCCTGCTTCCAGTAAATCCAGAAGAACAGCCATGTCATTAGCAGTGCGGCAATAGCGCCGCCAGAAATGATGTTGTAGATAGAGTACGCACTCATTTAGCGGCTTCCGTATCGCAGTTAGCTTTCCACGTTTTGTTGTGGGTCAGGATCGCCCGTTTAGTGCGATCATCCATCGACAGGATGTCGGCCTCAGTAACGAGAATCGGCTTCACCCAATTGCAAGCCGTGTCCACCACGACAGTGCTATTTGTTGATCCAGTCTTTGCGCAGCTCGTCATCAACATCGCTGCCAGGCATGCGAGTAACGGTTTCCTGAACATCTGAAGCCTCTTTGCTTGTTTGCGTCTGGCGTTTAGTTACGGCAATTGCCTGTTCAATTTTGGCTTTCGTTTCTCTCTCGGTGGCGGCCTGTTCAGCTTTGCTCTTACCTTTCGAGTGCCCGATGCCAAATGCGCCGGCAGCGATAGTCAAAACAGCGAAGAATCCAGCGATCAGCATTTCGATGATGCTCATGGTTTTTCTCCTGGGTTCATACCGGCGTCGATTTGCTGCTCCTTGATATCCTTGTCGCCAGAAAGCTTCTTGGCCCCAAGATACCCGGCAGTGCAGAAACCGAAATACAGGCCAAATACGACTTCAGACAGCGTCCCCTGATAGGCCTGCCATGCAACCACACAGCTGCTGACCAGGAAGCCGAGAGCGGCCTGAGTGCGGCTGAGTGAGATATTCCCGGTCATCCCACGAAGCATGTTCAAAGCATCCATCAGATGAGGCCTTTGTAGATGTCATAGCTACCGGATCGCATCACCTCAGCATGGCGCTGAGCGCGTTCTGGTGTTTGCTTAGCCCACAGGCTGTTGAGCATCCCACGTGAAGCACCGTCGAAGTTTCCTTCGGAGACCATCGCGAGCGTGTTCTTGAATCCAGCTAGACCAGGAACGCCCATTTGATATGCCATGCTAATCAGCACATCCCTGCGGGCGTCGTTACAGCTTTTCAGGGCGCTGATGATTACCGGTCGCAGCTGCATCTCGGTGATGGTGCTCTCGACAAACACCTCTTTCCACACGTCGCCAACACGGCGCGGTACGGTGAAGGTGTA